CGCCATTCACTACTGGGTAAAGCACTTTGAGGAGCCCAGCGAAGAATACGGCATCGAGGGCGGCAGAATTTCCAAGCTCTCCTTAAAGCAGGATGGCGCTTGGGTCGCCAACTACGATAGAGGCTGGGACATGGAGCCTGCAACGGAGGCCGCAAAGGCAGCCCTTGCTATCCTGATGCACGAATACAACTAACCACCTGAATACCATTAGGCAGGACGGAGCCGCAGGGCTCTGTTCCTCGTACACGAAGTCGCTGACAGGCGGCTATTTTTTATGTCCGAAAGGAGGCTGCACCGTTGAGAAAACTGAAAAACTATAAACCCACACGCTTTATGGCTGCGGACTCCACCTACAACAAACAGATGGCGGATTACGCAGTCAATTTTATTGAATGCCTCTGCCATACGAAGGGCACCTGGGCCGGAAAGCCCTTCGAGCTTATTGATTGGCAGGAACAAATTATCCGAGACCTTTTCGGCACCCTCAAGCCAAACGGCTACCGACAATTCAACACCGCCTACGTCGAAATCCCTAAGAAGATGGGCAAATCCGAGCTGGCTGCTGCAGTGGCCCTGCTGCTTACCTGCGGCGACGGTGAGGAACGTGCGGAGGTCTACGGCTGTGCAGCTGACCGCCAGCAAGCAACCATCGTATTTGACGTGGCTGCTGATATGGTGCGTATGTGTCCTGCGCTCAACCGGCGAGTAAAGATACTGACCTCCCAAAAACGTATCATTTATCAGCCTACCAATAGCTTCTATCAGGTGCTTTCCGCTGAGGCCTACTCCAAGCATGGTTTCAACATTCACGGCGTTGTCTTTGATGAGCTGCACACCCAGCCTAACCGAAAGCTCTTTGATGTTATGACCAAAGGCTCCGGTGATGCCAGAATGCAGCCGCTTTATTTTTTGATTACTACCGCTGGTACTGACACCAACAGCATCTGCTATGAAACGCATCAGAAGGCAAAGGATATTCTGGAGGGCCGAAAGCTGGACTCCACCTTCTATCCAGTCATCTATGGTGCCGATGAAAGCGACGACTGGACTGACCCGGAGGTCTGGAAGAAGGCCAATCCCTCTCTCGGCATCACCGTTGGGATGGATAAGGTAAAGGCAGCCTGCGAATCGGCCCAGCAAAATCCCGGCGAGGAGAACTCCTTCCGGCAGCTGCGACTTAATCAATGGGTCAAGCAGGCAATCCGCTGGATGCCAATGGACAGATGGGATGCCTGCTCCTTTAAGGTAGATGAGGAAGCCCTGGAGGGCCGGGTCTGCTATGGCGGCCTCGACCTTTCTTCCACTACTGATATTACCGCCTTTGTGCTGGTATTCCCACCGGAGGATGAGGACGACAAATACTCTATTCTCCCGTATTTCTGGATACCAGAGGAAACCCTCGACCTGCGTGTGAAGCGAGACCACGTTCCTTATGATGTTTGGGAACGTCAAGGCTTCGTACAAACCACCGAAGGAAATGTTGTGCATTACGGCTACATTGAGAAATTCATCGAAAGTCTTGGTGAGCGTTTTAACATTCGTGAGATTGCCTTTGACCGTTGGGGCGCTGTCCAGATGGTGCAAAATTTGGAGGGCATGGGCTTCACCGTCGTGCCCTTCGGACAGGGCTTTAAGGATATGAGCCCACCTACCAAGGAGCTAATGAAGCTGACCCTGGAACAACGTCTGGCCCACAGTGATCATCCGGTTCTCCGCTGGATGATGGATAATATCTTCATCCGTACTGACCCGGCTGGCAATATCAAGGCTGACAAAGAAAAATCCACAGAAAAGATTGACGGCGCTGTTGCTACTATCATGGGCCTCGACCGAGCGATTCGCTGTGGCAACGACGCTGGCGCATCAATTTACGATTCAAGGGGCATACTATTTATCTAAGAAATGTATATTCCCTTAAATTTATCTCTATATTAAGGGAATGTAGCCTCAAGCTATTGATTATTCCCTTAATAAGTGCTATACTTTAAGGGAAAGGAAGGTGAATAAGGGAATGCGAGATTTTAATTACTCTCAAATCAGAGAACAGAAATGGGACTCTGATATCCTTGGATATATCGCAGCTATTTATAAAGAGGCTGGCAAGCAGGAACAATACTTGAAGCAGCGTCCAGAAGAACTGGAAAAGCTGGTCGAAATCGCAAAAATTCAAAGCACCGAGGCATCCAATGCTATCGAAGGCATCGTGACTACCAGTACACGAATCAAACAGCTGGTGGAGGAAAAAACCACGCCTCGTAACCGTGATGAGCAGGAAATTGCAGGCTATCGGGATGTTTTGAATATCATTCACGAAAGCTTTGATGCCATTCCGATTTCAAGGAATTACATTCTTCAGCTGCATAAAATCATGTACAGCCATATGAATAACCCCATCGCCGGACAAACAAAGAATGTTCAGAACTATATCAGTGCCACTTATCCGGATGGTCATACAGAGATTCTGTTTACTCCACTTGCGCCATACGAAACGCCGGAGGCCTTGGATAGAATCTGCGAAGAATACAACCGGGTTATTGGAAACCTTGAGGTCGAGCCGCTCATTGCAATTCCGGTCTTTATCCATGACTTTTTGTGCATCCATCCGTTCAATGATGGAAACGGCAGAATGAGCCGCCTGCTTACAACGCTGCTTTTATATCGCAATGGCTTCTATGTTGGAAAATATATCTCTCTGGAAGCGAAAATTGCAAAGAACAAGGATTTGTATTACGATGCTCTTGGTCGGTCGCAGCATGGCTGGCACGAGGGGACAGAGGACACCATTCCATTCATCAAGTATTTTCTCGGCATCGTTTTGGCAGCTTACAAGGACTTCGAGGATAGGTTCTCCATTGTGGAAACAAAACTTCCTGCTGTTGAAATGGTAAAGATAGCAACACAGAATAAAATAGGTAAATTTACAAAGCAGGATATCAGGGAGCTGTGTCCTTCTCTTAGCGTCAGCTCTATCGAAGGCTCTCTCCGAAAGCTGGTCAAAGCTGGAGAGGTAAAACGCGAGGGCTCCGGCAAATCGACCTACTACATTAGGCTTAAATAGTTGCCCTTATCCAATCAACCATTCCCTTAAAATAGCGATGTTTTTAAGGGAACCGATAATATTTTAAGGTAAGCATCTCTTCGGAGGTGCTTTTCTTATACCCATTTTTAGAAGGGAGTGATTTTTATATGAGCATTATTTCTGGTCTGTTCCGGTCAAGGGACAAGCCTACAAACAGCACCTCCGGCAGTGCCTACCGCTTCTTCTTTGGCGGCTCTACCTCCGGCAAGCCGGTCAATGAACGCTCAGCGCTGCAGATGACTGCAGTTTACGCCTGTGTGCGTATCTTGTCCGAAGCCATCGCCGGGCTGCCTGTACACCTGTATAAATATCAGGAGGACGGCAGCAAGGAAAAAGCATTAAAGCACTCCTTGTATCGGCTCCTGCATGATGCACCTAATCCGGAGATGACGTCCTTTGTGTTTCGGGAAACCTTGATGACGCACCTGCTCCTGTGGGGCAATGCCTATGCGCAGATTATCCGCAACGGAAAAGGTGAGGTCATCGCCCTGTATCCACTGATGCCCAATCGAATGACCGTCGACCGAGACGACAAGGGCAAGCTCTACTATCAGTACCAGATGCAGGATTCTGATGCACCCACCATGAAAACCGGCACGGTGACGCTGAAGACCACCGATGTGCTACACATTCCTGGCCTTGGCTTTGATGGCCTCGTCGGTTACTCTCCCATTGCAATGGCCAAAAATGCTATCGGCATGGCGATTGCCTGTGAGGAATATGGTGCAAAGTTCTTTGCAAATGGGGCCACACCGGGCGGTATCCTGGAGCATCCAGGCACGGTAAAAGACCCAGCCAAAGTCAGAGAAAGCTGGAACAGCGCCTTTGGCGGCAGCTCCAATGCAAATAAAGTTGCTGTGCTGGAGGAAGGCATGAAATACACGCCTATCTCTATTTCACCAAATGAAGCACAGTTCTTAGAAACCCGAAAATTTCAGATTGATGAAATAGCTCGAATTTTCCGAGTGCCGCCTCACATGGTCGGCGATTTGGAGAAGTCGAGCTTTTCTAATATTGAGCAGCAATCCTTGGAATTTGTGAAGTACACTCTGGAGCCGTGGATAGTCCGTTGGGAACAATCCATCAACCGGGCACTTCTCTCCGAATCCGAGAAGGCTGCTTATTTTGTGAAGTTCAATGTTGACGGTCTTCTCCGTGGTGATTACCAAAGCCGCATGAATGGCTATGCAACTGCCAGACAGAACGGCTGGATGAGTGCCAACGACATCCGTGAGCTTGAAAATCTCGACCGCATCCCCACCGAGCAAGGTGGTGACCTATATCTCATTAACGGCAACATGACCAAACTGGAGGATGCCGGTATATTTGCAGCGACCACTGCTGCTGGAAAGGAGGAAGATGACCATGAAGAAATTCTGGAAGTGGAAGAATCAGACGGTGACCAATCAGGAGACTCAGGAGGAAACACCGGAGAGGACGCTGTTCCTAAACGGCACCATCGCCGAGGACAGCTGGTTTGACGATGACGTCACACCGAAGCTCTTCAAAGATGAGCTGCTCTCCGGCAGTGGTGACATTACTGTTTGGATTAACTCTCCGGGTGGCGACTGCGTAGCCGCTGCACAGATTTACAACATGCTGATGGATTACAAGGGCAACGTCACAGTAAAGATTGACGGCATTGCTGCTTCAGCAGCCTCTGTCATTGCAATGGCCGGTACCAAGGTGCTGGTATCTCCCGTGTCCATGTTGATGATTCACAATCCGGCCACTGTGGCTTTTGGCGATTCCGCAGAGATGCAGAAAGCCATCGCCATGCTGGACGAGGTAAAGGAAAGCATCATCAACGCCTACGAAATCAAAACCGGCATGAGCCGTGCCAAGCTCTCTCATCTTATGGATGCAGAGACCTGGATGGACGCACATACAGCGGTGGACATGGGCTTTGCCGATGAAATCCTGATGCGTCCAAGTGACACGCCTGTTGAGAACGAGGCCAATGGCCCGATGCTCTTTTCCCGTGCCGCTGTCACCAATTCCTTGCTGGATAAACTGGCTGCAAAATGTCGTATCCAGTCGAAGCCCGTCGAAACCGAGCGTTCTGTTCATTCTCTTATGGAACGCCTTGACCTTATCAAACAATACATTTAATGGAGGTATTTGATTATGACTATTTTAGAACTGCGTGAAAAGCGCAACACTGCATGGAATGCTGCTAAGGCATTTCTCGATTCTCATCGCACTGAAAAAGGCACTTTGACCGCTGAGGACGACGCTACCTACTGCAAGATGGAGCAGGAAATCTCTGACCTCGGCAAGGAAATCAGCCGCCTGGAGCGCCAGGAGCAGCTGGAGGCCGAGCTTTCTAAGCCGGTCAACACTCCTCTCACTTCCAAGCCTGCCACTGGCAAGCAGCCGGAAGCAAAGACCGGTCGTGCCTCTGACGAGTACAAGGCCGGTATGCTGAAAGCACTCCGCTCCAACTTCAAGCAGGTATCTAACGTTCTGCAAGAAGGCGTGGATGCCGATGGCGGATATCTGGTACCTGAAGAGTACGACCACCGTTTGATTCAGGCCCTCACCGAAGGGAACATCATGCGTCAGCTGGCCCACACCATCACTACCAGCGGTGAACACAAAATCAATATCGCTGCGACGAAGCCTGCCGCTGCATGGATTGAGGAAGGCGGCGCACTCCAGTTTACAGATGCAACCTTCTCTCAGATTTTGCTGGATGCCCACAAGCTCCATGTTGCCATCAAGGTAACGGAGGAATTGCTCTACGATAATGCCTTCAATCTGGAAAGCTACATCATTGAGCAGTTCGGTAAGGCACTGGCCAATGCCGAGGAGGACGCCTTCCTCAATGGTACTGGTACCGGTCAGCCTCTTGGCCTC